CTACAAATGTATTTAATAGCATTTCCTTCTGCGAATAGCAATTTATTGTCATTAATAAATTTACTGGGTTGAATCTTCATATCTTTATAGTGAGATCCTCCGATTTGTTTTTTGTAGGGGTTCATATTTTAATTCCACTCCGGACTGTTTTTTGTTGCATAATAAAATTTACATTTCTCGCCAAACGTTGACCAACTGCTGTGAACTGAGTAGTGTTTTGGTGAAAAACATTTACTTTCGTCATCTAAGTTTTCTTTTTCATAGCAAAAAAGAGGTTTTACTTCTTTGCATTCTGTGCAATAAAATAAATTTTTCTTTTTCCACCAATTAACTGACTTAGTTTTACAATCTAAACAATATTGATTTTTGTTTGGATGTGTTTTACCTTTTAAATAATATTCAGATGTGGGTGTATTCCATTGTACCTGTGTGCCCGCTTCATTCCAACATGTATCAATGAATTTATAATGAGAGCTATCATTATTATAAGTGCTATCCCTAAATAAATAAGTTTTACCACCTTCTCCTGATATACGGCAATGCCAACCACCTTGGCTATCCATAAAACCAATTTGACTTCCCTCACCTTCTAAAAACTTTTTCCCACAATTAGAAAATACACATTCAGCCTTTTCATAGGAATGTAAAAAACCATCAATTCCTCCATCTTTTGATCTACCTTCTGGCCAAAATGAATCACGAACATACAGAAGGCCCATTTGACTGTCGCCATCTAATCGTAGATTGGTTCCCAAAATTAATAATTCATAGTCAAGTAAATTTTTAATTCCAGATTCTTCTATTCTTTTTCTGTCAGGATGTTTTTCCCAATCCTCCACTTTATCAATCGGTTTAACATCTACTAAAATTTTACGATCTTTACCTATAATTAAAAAATCAGGTATCCAATTGTTTAACCCTTTTATGTCGGGTTCATATATGAAATTCCATCCCAACCTTTTCATAAAAAGATAGACCTTACCTTCTAATCTACTTCTAAATTGTATGCCGTCTATTTTTATTGGTATTGCCGGTATTGTTTTCATATTTTGAACTCCTTGCTTCGATCTTTACATCGAATTAAAAATAAATTTTTGCTACATCGGGTAAGACCGACATACCAAACTCTTTGTTCTTCATCTTGTTTCATAATTGTTTTCGTTGCTCCTTTGATTGTGTTGGCGGTTTGATTTTGAAGAATCACTACATTCGTAGCTTCTCCTCCTTTTGAACTATGCAGAGTTAGAACTTTAACTCTGGGTTTAATGCGTAAGTCCTCTCCGTTTCTTCTCATACTTCTAATATAAGTTTTGGTGGTAGGGGTTACAGCCGTAAAGGCCTCATACCACTGAAGACTTGAATCTAATTTATATTCTTTTTTTAAATCATTTAAGGTAAAAAGTTTATCATCGGTCTCTCTAAATTTTTTATTGAAACGTTCTAATAGTCTTTGAATCTCTATGGTGTTGAGACTGTTTCCTTTTCTCCAGGCTTCCCAGTTTAAAATATCTTTGTATAAAGATTCATTCATACTTCTTCCATCTTTGGTTTCAAAGTAAATGCCACGTCTCCTTAATTCTTTACAAATAGGTTTTAATAAATCATTAGTTCTAGCTAAAATATACCAGTCCCCTTTTGAGAAATTAATAGGACTAATAGAAAAAAAGGATTGGATATTTCCTTCTTCAGGCGTAGGATAATAAGTCTTAAAGATTCTTGTTCTAATATTATCCAATCGATCCATAGCTCGCTCTTGAATTATTTTAGGGACTCTTTCAGATTGTTCTAAAGAAATTTCGGTTGCATCAAAATTAATAAAAGAATCAACATCAGCGCCAGCCCATCCAAAAATAGCCTGGTCATCGTCTCCTGCAACGTAAACATCTTTAGTATATTGTTGCAGAACCTTGATCATTTTCCATTGTAAAATGGACAGATCTTGAGCTTCGTCTATAAAAATAACATCAAATTGAGGTACTTTGGCTTTGGGTAATTGAACGTTTGTTATAAAGTTGTCCAACATGTCGTTGTAGTCGGTGAGGTGATAAGCATTTTTATAATCATCAATATGTTTTGCTACTACTTGAAGTTTATCTCTTTCAATTTTTCCAAGGTGTTCATTACGGTCGAGTTGATCTAAAACACTAATGTTTCTAACACGTGCTAAATTAATTAGGCTTAAATATTCACTGTTTGAAGTGAAGATTCCATTGAAATCGTTTTTTTCATATGAAGCATATTTAATTCGTAATCCACATTCTTCCCCGATTACTTTGTAGTGTTCTTCCTGCATGACGTTTTCTTCTTTTAGTCCTAAATATCTAAAGGCAAAAGAATGAAGGGTTCTAAAATGTTTAACATCTTTTTTTTCTAAAAATAAATAAGTCTCTAGAAGCCTGTCTCTTGCCTCATATGCAGCTTTACGTGTGAAAGCAAAATAACCAATACGATCCAGAGAGGATCCTGATTCTTTATATTCCATTACTTTATCTAATAGTGTTTGTGTTTTTCCAGTACCTGGTGGACCTATCACTTTATAGTTCATTAGTAATTAGACTCCTTTTTCTTTGCTTTTCTATATTCAATTTGATCTACTTTCATTTGTTTAAGACGCCAAACTTTTTGAGTTTTGTCATCTATATTGTAAGAACAATCATCCTCGGCTCCTAATTCTTGTTTCATAATAATTCCAGTGTCGCGAGCATCTAATTTCCATTTAAGAGGAAGGGATTCAAAAAAAGAAGAAAAAAGAAAATGGTGATAGCCACTTTCAGTCCAACACAGTCCTCCTCGAATGTCGCTACGTTTTTTAGCGCGAGCACTGTTAACACAATATTCGTAAAGATGTTGATACAATTGATCTTTAATATCGGTTCCGGAGGCGGGATAAATAGTGACAGCACTTTTTCTTACTTGATTAAGAAAGACTCTAAATTTTTTAGGAGGTAAAGGATCGGGCATAAAACCTGCTTGTAACCAAATTAAATCCAATAAATCAGATTGTTTAGTTACTATCTTTGGGTTAGAAGCTTCACATGGAGCTGGTTTACCATCCGGTTTTTCTACAGTGAATCGAAGTTTTGGTATAGTACTCATAATAATTTGTAAACCAGAAATAAGAGGAAAGACAGAAGTGGGATCGGAAGCTACCCCGTAAGTTCTCTTCACACAAACATGTTTTATGCATTTAGGTTCCAAAATTTCATCATTACAGGTATGTCCCGCCGTATCTTTATCCCAGGAGTTAGTTTTGTCTAAAATTTTTTTAAGAGGCCAAGGTTCTGTAAAATATTTATTAGCTTCGTTAACTTTGTCCTTCCATAATTCTTTTCCATATTTTTTCTTGGCAAACACCATATAGTTATACATAAAACGATCTCTGCCATCTCTCAGTTTTACTTTTGAAAGTCGTTGTAAACATGGGGGACCATCTTCAAATTCAGGATCTCCTCCTTTTAAAACTTCTTCTTCACATCGTGTGATTAGCTTTTCTAATTCTTCAGAATCTAATTGAGATTCTTTGGCTATTTTAATGAATTGTTCTAGAGATAAAGGCTTATTATTTTTGTCCAGAGCATAACGAGTTGTTTCTTTTTCTTTTTGATAAGGAAGATTAATAAAATTTCCTGCCAAGTTCCCATGTTCATCCGGTTCTAGTTCAACTTGTTTAGGATAAATTTCAGTGGTTCTTTTTAATTCGAGAGGTAAAAGTATAGAAGCTAGTGAATCTCGCATAATTTGAGCATCAAGGGCTTCTTTGAGAAATAAATAAATATGTAATCCTCCACTTTTTGATCGGCATGCGACCAAGGGAAGTTTATATTTCTCTATATAAGAGAGTAAAATAGGTATGTTAAATTCTTTGTAATTTTTAGGATCTATATCAATACATCCAAAAGAGGCTTTACCCTCTTTGGTACAAGGTTGAATCCCTATTGATATTGTTCCGTCTAAATGTTGTTTGTAATGAAAAGGAGTGATTGCTGTTTGAGCCCACACGTAGTGAGGTTTGATCTTATTTCTTTCTTTATCAAACTCAGCTTTGGACATGTCGGCTTTGCCAAAGTTTTCTTTGAGTCCAGAAAACAGTTTTATATATTCATCTATCATACATCCCTTTTAAGCGGGGCGGCTTCCACTCTCGCTTCCACCGCCCCTGTATTCACCTTTGGTGAAAATTAGAAGTTTGTATCTTCTTTCTCAGCAGCTTTAGCTTGTGCACTTTTTATTGAAGCGTGAAAAGCTTTAGCTTGTTGATATAGATCTACATTATCTACTTTTCTTAAAAGTTTTACGTTGTAACCGTACCAGGTAAAATTACCTGTTACTTCTATTGAACGTAATTGATAGATGTGACTAAAAGATGGCGGATTAAAGGTACTATTTTGACCTTTTTCAGTGATGCTTTTCATCATTGAATTCCATCCTCGACTTACTTTTAGTTGAGTAGACTTCATCGCTACTAACGCTTTATCAACCATACTATCCGTAAGGATAATAACGAAATGATTAGCTGTTTTAATAATGATGTTTCCATTTGTAAGAACATCTTTTCCAGATGCATCTTTTTTAGTTTGAGAAAGAACATCGGCTCCTCTATCGGGTGATACAGGACGACCTTCTCGTCTTTCAAATGGTGCCCACTCAGGAAAAGTGAGTTTATAAAAGCACGGAATTACTTCTATGCCTTTAGCTCCATCGTACAGTTTTTTAGTCACTGTATTATAGAACATTCCTGGTTCAGCTCCTTCGACATACGAAGCATGTTTTTTCTTCGTTTCGTCAGAACTGTTTTGAAGTAGTTTTAGGAATGGTAGGGCCAAATCATCTTGGTCCATATTCTCTAAGCCTAACTTCGCATCCGCTTCAAATAATGAAGTGGATGGTACTCCTGCTTGTTTCTTAACAGTTAAGTCGCTTGTTTCTTGACTCATGTTTATTTACTCCTTATTTTTGTTTGGTTTCCTACAAACGTGTTGAACAACTCAGAAGGCATTTCTTGACCTGCTTCAGTTCGCTCTCTGAGTAATGCTTTTAAAGTCATAGGTTCTACTTTTAGTTTTTGTGCAGGTTCGTAGCCTTGACCTTGTGCAAGGGAGGCATATTCTGCCGCCTTGTTATCTTCGCCACGACCAAAGGAAACAGTAACTTCATTTTTAATGATGTCACCTAGGTCGTTTTCTCGAAGCCAGTTAAATGCCGCTTCTCTTTTTGCTATTGGTATTGAAGCGCCATAAATTTTTTTAATTTCTATAGAAGAACCATCTGCTAGTTTTAAAGAAGACAAAGACATTTCATTCATAATCGTTGGAATGACTTCTCCTGAAATCTTTTCAGCGGTTTCTTTTAAACTTTTTAGATCTTGTTCTTTTGCTTTTATATTTCTGTCTAACTGTTGAAGTTTTAATACTTCATCAGAAAGATTCTTTATGTTGTCTATTTCGTTGATGGCAAGCGATTGATCTTGTTCCATCATTTCATTTAATTTATTCATCTACTTGTCCTTTCTCGTATAAGTTAATTGCAATGGGATAATACATTCTTTCTTGTCGGTCCCATTTTAATAAATTGTATTTACCATGGGTTATATCAGATACGACAGAACACGCAACTCCGATAATAGCAGGGTCTCCTGTTAGTAAAAGATAATCGGTTGAACGATACTCTTTTAATAATCTTCTTAATTCAAAAATAATTGGTCCCGGACTAAAAATCATTTGGGAATCTTCTTTTAATAAGACCTTTATATTTCCAAATTTTTGAGCTCCCATAATATTTATTTTAGGGCGCCCTTCTTTGGTGCCTGGAATTTCTTGAATTACATAGACTATTTTATTGAGTTCTTTTGTAGGTTCTGTGTGATCTAAATTAGCCATAGCTTTCTATTGACACCATGTATAAGATAATATATTAGTATTGTCAAGAAAGAATATTATGAATTATAAATTTAAGACGAAGCCTTATGGGCATCAGTTAACTGCCTTGGAAAAATCATGGCAGAAAAAAGTTTATGCCTTGTTTATGGAAATGGGTACCGGCAAAACCAAGGTAGCTATTGACAACATTGCTATGCTTTATGACAAGGGCAAAATTAACGGAGTCCTTATTATAGCCCCTAAGGGTGTGTATAAAACGTGGTATGCCCAGGAATTTCCTACGCATATGCCTTCTCACGTTCGTTATAAGATGGTTTTATGGCAAGCCACTATTAATCAAAAACAAAAGAAAAGACTGGACACCCTGTTCGAAACAGGTGTAGATCTTCATGTTTTAATTATGAATGTAGAAGCTTTTAGTACAACTAAAGGTTCTGCTTTTGCTCAAAAATTTTTGAGCTGTCATGAAACTTTTATGGTCGTAGATGAAAGTACCACAATTAAAAATCCCGAAGCCAAAAGAACTAAAAATATTATCACTTTGGCAAACAATGCCAAGTATCGTAGAATTTTAACCGGATCCCCAGTGACTAAATCCCCATTAGATCTTTATAAACAATGTGAGTTCCTAGATCCTTATCTCTTGACTCATTCTTCTTATTATTCGTTTCGATCTCGATACGCAAATATGCGTACTGCTAATTTTAACGGAAGATCTGTGCAGCTCGTTGTAGGTTATAAAAACCTTGTAGAACTGTCGGAAAAACTTAAGCCGTTCTCCTATCGCGTTCTCAAAGATGAGTGCCTAGATCTTCCACCTAAAACATACATGAAAAGAGTGATTACGTTAACCCCTGAACAACAAAAAGTTTATGGGCAAATGAAACAAATGGCATTAGCTGAAATGAATGGAAAAGTTATAACGACGGCTAGCGCATTAGTACAATTAATGCGTTTGCATCAAATAACGTGCGGGCATTTTACAGCAGATGACAAGTCGATTCAACCTATAAAAAATAATAGATTGTCTCAGTTATTGGAAGTTTTAGACGAACTTGAAGGAAAAGCTGTGATTTGGGCCCATTATCAGTTTGATGTGAAACAAATCACAAAAGCGCTTAAAGAAAAGTACGGCGAAAAGTCTGTTGTTACTTATTATGGTTTAACACCTAATGAAGAACGTCAATCTAATATAGAACGATTTCAAACTAAAGACGAAACTCGTTTTTTAGTCGGAACTCCACAAACAGGAGGATATGGTATTACCCTCACGGCTGCATCCACCATGATTTATTATTCTAATGGTTATGACTTAGAAAAAAGAACTCAATCTGAAGCACGAATCGATCGTATCGGTCAAAAATTTCCTATGACCTATATAGACATTCTCGCGGAAGATACCGTTGACGAAAGAATCGTTAAAGCTCTCCGCAAGAAAATTAACATCGCCACCCAGGTTATGGGTGAAGAGTTAAAAGACTGGATTTAATCCCTCAAAATGTAGGATATACACGCGAGGCGCGCAGAATTTTAGTTTCTAAGAATATCAGCGTATTTTCGGAGCCCTTGTCGTTCCAATCGATTGATCGCGCGGACATAACCCCATTTTTCAAAAAATTTAAATATTTTCATCATATTATTTCCAAGCAGGACGCAGAACGCCCTGCTTTTATTATTAGGTTAAGGATTATTTAACTTCTATTGATTTAGGTTGTTTGCCTTCTGGAAGAATCTTGTTTAAAGAAACTTTCAGTAATCCGTCTTTCAACTCAGCGCCTTTGATTTCTATGTCATCAGCGATGGTAAAAGCTTTAGAGAAATATCTTTTAGAAATGCCTTTATGGATTATTCCATTAGATTCATTGCTATCTTTTACTTCTTTAACAGATTTAATCGTCAATAAGTTGTCCGCGTAGTCGACTTTGATATCCTTCTTACCGAACCCAGCTAAAGCAACTTCTATGTTGTAAGTTGTACTTCCAGTTTTTACAATGTTGTAAAACGGAAAAGTAGCCGTCGGTGTACGAAAGAATTCGTCATTATCGTCGAACATTCTTTCGAAGTGATCAAAGATATTGTCGAAACCTACTGATACAGGTCTTAATTGATTAAAGATTGATGGTAATTTATTGAGTGTCATTTTAACCTCCTTGTTTAGACAGTTAATAAAATGGGCCCTTAAAGGCACCCATGCGTTATATATAAGGGGTTTGTATTAAATTACAAGTATTTATTTTACGTATCTGTCCGTGGATAAACCGAGTATTGGTTTGTACTCAGTCTGTAATGACTCAGGATTCTTGATAGCCATTAGATATTCTTTCCGGTTACTATTAATTTCTTTCTTATAGCTGACGTGGATCCATCCTGCGTTGGGTTGACCAGGTTCCCAAAACTCAAGAATGAGTTGATCAAACATCAGGTTCTCTTTGATCCAGTCGCTAACCTCATTGTTAGGTGTGCCATAGATTTCGAAGTCCGCCGCCTCTCCAGCACAGTGCTGACTTTTAGCGCTGCTACCTATCTTTTGAGACAAAATAATGTTCCGGAACCCTGAGGAAATGGTAAGAACCTTGTTAAAATGGTCTCTAACGGGCTGTAGGACCCTCTCACAGAGCAATCTTAAGTTCTCCTGCTCATCCTCACTGGGGTTGTTATCGAGACCCATTCTCGAGGCTGTCTGTGACTTGGTCATCTCAGCCAAGGAAAAATTTTTAGAAAGTTTCATTTAACCATACGCTCCACAGCAACTTAGTTTATCTAGAAAGAAATGATGATAGGTCGCAAAACCTATGGTGATTCCTGCAGCGATCCCGATGAGTGTAGCTATTAATAATTTAATCTCTATGTTCATTGAACAATCTCCACTTCTGGTATGGGCTTTTCACAGTCCTTGCACCGACATTTCTTACATACTTGGACCTTGATGTCATCAATTGTTTTCCATAAATCTTCAGGACAATGAGCTTCGTGGCCACAATTTTGACAGGTTTCCATTAATGAAATCCCACACATCCGGTACAGATAAGTGACATAATACAAAATAGTGTAATAAAAATAAACATTGCTATGATTTGTTTATCGAAAGGAAAGTTGCTCATTTAAACCACTGTAAGTACATTAACCAAGGCACTAATATAGGCCAGACTATATGCTCAACAAGTTCATAAAGAACTGCGAGCGTTAATAGTATAGCCCAGAACTTTGAAGTCTTTGCTTTTTTAGAAAGAAATCCAAATATCTTAGAGTGCCATACCCCTATTTTTTGTATTATTTTATTCATTATTCTAATATCAGTTTCTTAATAGTTTTTGAACCATCCGTTGTATTAATTTCTATTTCTGCTTGTGATTTAATACACTTGTATAATACATTTTGAGATACACTTCTTTCTGCAATCCGTTTATGCTTTAAGCATACACTTAAAGAGTCTTGAATTCGATGTTCTTTAATCTCATGATCGATGAACATGAGTAGTGCAAATACAGTCTCAATCATTTCTTTTTCCCTAAATAATGTTCCGAAGGTTCATAGTCCCAACGTTTACCTTTATGCCCCATTAAGGTAGCGTACCACATTCTTAATCTTACAATGAATTTTCTAACGGGTCGCGTCATTTATAATTTCCATTTTCTACTTTAAATCTTCGATGTTCTTCCTGAATCTTCTCAACTGTTTCTTGTAGCTTTTCTAATTGGTTTTGTAAAAATTCAATATTAACTTTATTGTGCATGCCTTCTTCAATAGCTATTTGTA